CAGTCGCTATTGTTGTATATAAAGGTTTAATATCTGTAGTTGGCCGAATACTTACTTTTGTTTAGCTTTCTTGGATAGTGACAAGAAATGGTCAGGAGGGGGGTACGGAGATACTTTGAAAAAAGTAATCAGTATCTGGAAAAAAGAGAAATATTGTACTGTTAGTTTTATTTTTTCAGATTTCTATCGAGAAATAGAAAATATGATTCCATTAGATGTTCTGAAAGCAGTATCAAAATGCAATCCTAATTGGTCTTTAGGGTTTAAGGATATTGAAATGATTGTAATGTCTGGTAAGGATGTACAATATTATGATATGAAGTGTGGTGTAACGTTAAAAAAATATAGAAAGTTACTAAACCATAAAGAAGAAAAAAAATATATAGATGCGCATCTTTCGTGTGTATACTCGGAACATGATGATTTGGATGCGTGGTTGAGTAGTTTACAAGAAAACACAATTCTTTTACACGGTTTAGGTGAAGATGTATTGAAAAGGAGTGTAGACTATTTGGAACAACATTCGGATGATTGGTTAAATCGCATTTCATTAGACCAATTATTAGAACAAGAATGGATGAAAATTGGAAAAGAGTTAATAAACTGGACTTGTGCTTCTTCTACAATGCGTGTATGATATTCAACAAAATTAGACATTAAGAATAAAATCCTCGCTCATTGTTGAGCGGGGATTGCTTGTACTGTTGGGGAGGAAATAGAATCTGTTGTAGAAACCTTAATCTCGAGTTGCTGTGGAGTAGATTGTTTTTGAGTAATACCTAAATAGTAGAAGAATATGCCTAGGCCAGAAAATATAAAGGAAGCGATAACACTCCAAATTACATTCTGCCACCAAGGAGGCATACACTTTTTTATTCTTTTCTCATAATCCGCAAGCATTTCCCGTTCATAACGTTCCAATTCTTCATTGGTCGTATTCGCAACAACGTCAGATAAGATGGATTGAGCATCATTTCTATACTTGGCGAGCTGGCTTTCGGTAGTGGATGCTTTAAAAAAAATTTTGCATTCATCCTCAGTAGGGTCTCGTCCTTCTTCTTCTTTCATACGAGTAATAAACTCAATCTTATGTTTTTTATAGATAGCATAAGCAACAAGACCTACCAAATCGTCTTCTGATTTGACAAGCTGCTCATAAATAAAGTTGTAAGATCGTGCCATTATTTGGAGTATTTACGAAGTGCAGCCGCACCTGCTTTTTCAACGGCTTTGTGAGAGACATTAATTCTAAAGTTACCAAATGAGGTACGTATATTTGCCGTTACTCCATCTCGATTGCTTCCAGTTACACAAGAGCGTCCACATCTTACGTTGTAGTTAGCTCTTTCAACGCTTTCTTTGGAGATAGTTCTTGGCATATCAGTAATATTTAAATAGTAGAAAAACAATATGAATCATATATCTGAATGCAAAGTTACGAAATTTAGTAACGTAACCTATTCATCATGTTGTTTTTTTTGCATCGTCTGATTCTTTTTTACATAATCTTCCGTCTTTTTATTGTCTATTCAAAAACTATTCCTACATTTGCGATACCTTACATTACGACATAGGGCAAGCGAGAGTTTGCCAACATTAGAATGCTGGCATTTTTTATGTCTGCGATATTGTTATATCTAAAAATATAGCGGCTTTGTACCCCCGTGTGGAGCGTTAATGCGCCCACTGCCCTTGTCGGTGTAAGGTAACGGGAAAGGCAAAGCCGTTTTTCTTTTGCCTATAATGCCAAAAAATACCTTATAGACATGGCAGCAACATTATCTCTGTTCCCGACCGAGGGACAAAACAATCAACAGTTAGTAATGGTCAATAATGACCGGGTAGTTACAACGTCCTTACGTATAGCCGAATATTTTAGTAAGCCACACAAGGATGTTTTGAAAGCGATTCGATTACTTGATTGCGACCCCAATTTTACACAGCGAAATTTTTCGCCCAGTATGTATATCAGTGAGTTAGGCAATGGAGTGAAAAGAAAGCTGCCTATGTATTACCTCACCCGTGACGGTTTCACTTTGCTGGCGATGGGCTTCACGGGAAAGAAAGCCATGCAGTTCAAGATTGCCTACATCAATGCTTTTAATGAAATGGAAGAGATGCTCCAGAAGCAGGAATGCACCAGGTATGCAGAAAAACTTATTGATGCGGAAATACAGAAATTTAATAAAAGGCTCAAGGAAGCAGCACTACAGGTACGCCAGAGGGACGGTGCTGATTATGGGCCTTACGGAGAGATTCAGACCGGAGTTTATTCGTATAAGGGAATGCCTTTGAAAGAAAAGCTCCGGAATATATTTTCACAGTTGTCGAATGCATACGTAGAGGCATATTGTCTTTCAGGAAAGTATCTTAACATGAAAAAACAGCATGAGGAATTGCGACGTTTCCTTTCCGTAGTAGGTGGAAAGATGGGGGAAGCTTTCAGTATATTTCCTGATTTATAAATTTGTATTTTTTTGCTGACAAGGGTTGTCAGTCGTTTTCAGATGTGCCGGATAGTCCGTAATAGGATTATCCGGTATTTTTGTTTATGGCAATGTGTAATATGGTAATGAGGTAGTTGAACAATATTTTTTATTGTGGGGAGATTATTTGAATGAAAAATTGTGATTATGGCTGCACCTAAAGGAAATAAATTCTGGATGTTAAGAAGCAAGCATGGCAGGGATAAGCTCTTTGCCACGCCTGAACTTCTGTGGGAAGCAGCGTGCGAGTATTTCCAATGGTGCGATGAGAATCCATGGACAACCAGAAAGGCTATACAGAAAACTGTACCTGTAAGAGTTGCAAAAGGAAAGGAGGTTGTAACAGAGAATCAGCAGCACACTCAGCAAGAGATTACCCCCACATCACGGCCGTACTCTCTCATGGGACTTTGTGTGTATCTTGGAGCGTCAACGAGGTGGTGGAGCAACTTCCGAGAGGATTGTGTAAATAAAGGTGACGAAGATTTTCTTCAAGTCATCGCGCGTGTGGAAGAAACTATCAAGACACAGCAGTTCGAAGGGGCATGTGTAGGAGCGTTCAATGCGAATATCATTGCACGTACATTGGGATTAGCTGATAAGCAGGAAGTGGACCATACTACACAAGGCAAGCCGTTTAAGGGATTCGATTTTCTTCCCTATACTCCGGAAGCAGACAAGTTGAAATGATATGGGACAGAATGTGAACATAAAGCAGAGGCTGGCATACAACTACCTTCGGGATGATGTGACAAAGTTCCTGTTGTACGGTGGAGCTGGAGGTGGTGGAAAGTCGTGGTTGGGATGTGAGTGGCTGATGCAATGTGCTTATTATCTTCCTGGTACACGCTGGTTTGTAGGACGAAATAATCTGAAGGATAGCCGAGAATCCGTAACAGTAACCTTCAATAAGGTAGCAAAGTCCCATGGGTTCACGGCATACAAGACAACCAATGAAGGTATAGCTTTTGACAATGGAAGTGAAATAGTTTATATCGATCTAACCTATTACCCAGTAAAGGACCCGATGTATGAACGGCTAGGTTCGAAGGAATATACAGGGGGATGGATAGAGGAAGCTGGGGAGGTTCATTACCTTGCCTTTGAAGTTCTGAAAACCCGTATCGGGCGTCACATGAATGATGTGTATGGTGTACCAGGTAAGATACTTATCACCTGCAACCCTAAAAAGAACTGGCTGTATCGGGATTTCTATAAGCCTTGGAAAGAGGGTAAGCTCAAAGAACCTTATGCTTTTATTCAGGCATTGGTACAGGATAATCCTTGGGCTACTGAGGATTATATCGAGAGTCTCCGGAATACAAAAGATAAAGTAACAAAAGAGCGTCTATATTTTGGAAACTGGGAATATGATAATGATCCGACAGCCCTTTGTGATTACGATGCTATCTGTGACCTGTTCACGAATGAGTTTGTAAAGCCTGCCGGGGATTCTTCTGGTTCTGCTGACCTTGCAATGAAAGGGCGTGACCGCTTTGTCGCCGGACACTGGAAGGGAAATGTATGTTATATCAAATTGGATCAGGAATATAGTACTGGAAAATCCATTGAAACAGATCTGAAGCGTATGATGATAGAGTGCTCCATACCCCGTAGCAAGATGATAGCTGACTCTGACGGTTTGGGAAGCTACCTTGAAAGCTATCTAAATGGTATCAAAGAGTTTCATGGTGGTACTCGACCTGTCAATCCTGAGTTTGACAACCTGAAATCGGAATGTAGCTTCAAGCTGGCCGAGATGATAAACTCCCGTTTGATTCGTATTGTCTGTACGGAAGCACAGAAGGAACGGATAATCGAAGAGCTTGGTGTGTTGAAGCAGGACCATATCGACGCAGACACACGTAAGAAGGGAATCATAAGCAAGGAGAAGATGAAGGAGATACTTGGTCATTCTCCTGATTATCTTGATATGTTGATTATGGCTATGTTTTTCAGGATAAAGCCTATTATTCACAGACCGAAAGCTAAAATTGGAAGAACATGACAGTAAGAGAATTATTGATAATTGGTAATCTTTCACGCGGAATCGAGGGAGAGATGGAGAAGCTACGGAAGCCGTGGAAGGTCGGAAAGCTCAGGACACCTGATACCTTGAATGACATAAGTATGGGTGAACTTATGCAGTTGCAATCTATCAGTACGGATATGGAAACTATAATGGTGCCTTGTCGTGTGCTGTTAGGAATGTCGGAACGTGAGGTGATGAGAGCTGAAGCATCCGAAGTGATTGGGTTCTGTTTTTGGGTGGCCAGAGAGGTAAAGCGGATCAATAAGCTGTTTGCTTCTACCTCTGTACCACCTACGCCGGAGGAGAAACAAGCTGGCTCTGATAGATTGAATTTTGGACTATTCGGTCTGCTTGACTATTATGCACAGCGTATGGGAATAACTGATCATGAAGAAGTGGAACGTGTTCCGTGGATACGTGTTTATAAGTGCCTAGATATGGATGCTGAGCGGACTAGGTTTGAACGAAGATTAAGGAATATTTTAAACAAGAATAAAAAATGACGGTAGAACAGAAGATTAAAAGTGTGGTAGACCAGATGAAAGGAGTTACTTACATCTTTGATAACTGGCAGACAGCTAATGTACGTCTTGACAAATTGCCTTTGCCTGCAGTACTTAATGTGCTTCCTGTCAGCGGTAATTTCCAACTTGGACCTACCCAGTTAAAAGATTATCCGAACTGTATGCTGGCTTTTATGGATAAGACTAGTTTTGATTTTGATGGGACGGATAATGACGCGATAGTAGAGAAATGCAAGAATATGGCTAAAGAGTTTATTCTGTTGCTTAATCGATCTAGATTGTTTGAACCGATATCAGGTTCTGTCCCTTACTCGGTCTTTTATGACAAACTGAATGTAAATGTAACTGGGATAACTATATCTATACAGTTGAAGGAAACTTCAGGGATCGTGTTGTGTCCTAGTAGGAGTGTGAAGGATATCGTATATGGAAGGGCTAAAGAATAATATCATCACTCTTGTAGGTGATAGCTTGGAAGAGTTGCGAAAGCGCATTATCGCTAACCATGAAGCTGCCGGTCAGGTTGCCAGCGGAAGGACACGGGATAGCTTGAAAGTGGAATTAACTGAGGATGGTGGAATCCTGTGGGGACGTCAGGCATTTGGGGCTTTGGAAACAGGACGAAAACCTGGTAAGGTTCCTAAGGGGTTTTCTGATATTATCTTGAGATGGATGGATGAGAAAGGAATTACGGTTGAACATCCAAAATCATTTGCTTATCTAGTAGCAAGGAAGATAGCCAATGAGGGAACATTACTATATCGGTCCGGAAAAATTGACGTCTATTCTACTGATATGGAAAAGACAATTAAGGACATTTTAGAGCGTATAGTTGGAATATTCGATACTGAAGTTGAACACATAAATTTGAATTTCAATGAGAACAAGTAGTTTTGATGGAGCAACAATAGAATATCCTGATTTAATAGCATTTGCTTTTAATCCCATAATAATTAATCTGTACGGTAAGAATTATGAATCCGTAGAAATATCCGTGGAAGATACGCAAACTGGTGTCGTATATCAGGATAATCGTGAGATGTTCGGTGAATCTGTTTTTTTTGATATTTCATCTTATGTTCAAGGATTTTTTGATGCTGGAGAAAATAATGTTGATTATTTATTATCAGGTGCTGTAAATAGTAAATTGGGAAGAGAATTTTCAATAAGTGTAGATGTTCCAGATAATAGTTTTGGATTTAATATGTTCGTTATGTGGGGAGCAATGAGAGTTGGAGAACGATACAATGGAAATAGAAAGTTGACGTGGTTTAAGAATTTTCCTTTTTCCGTAGGGTTGTACTCTGGTGCTTCTGGTAGTGTGGAGGTTACAGTAGATGGTAAAGCTCAAACCCCTATAAATTTATCAGGTCAGAACGTATGGAACTTGATGCTTACTGGTATTGATGCTCAGAATACAGTGTCATTCTATCTTCCGGGAAGCAGTACACATGCTTCTGTATTTGATCATACATTTGATTTGACATTTAAAGGACTTACTAATACGGCGACACGTATTGATTGCGAGGTGGATAGTAGTGAGAACGGGGTATATCTTCGATGGATTAACAGACATGGTATGTATTGCTATTGGCTGTTTGTTCCAGGTGATGAAGTTAGGCAGGTTGTAAATGACGGTGAGTTTCTTAGGAATAATATGCAGGATTATAGCTATGTGAACGGATATCATGGTGGAACTGGCCGTAAGCAAAGAAAAACGGAGAATGACACTCTTCCGGTATGCGCTCCATTGGTAGACAGTGACACGTATGATTTCCTTTTTGAGCTGGCTACGTCTCCAGTTGTAGATATGTTTTCTGGATATCAGGATGGCAAACCACAATGGAAAGGAGTGAATGTGTCAGTGGAGAACTTTACAAAGGAACGGACAGCTCTGCAAGATTTTGTATGTACGATAATATTACCTGAACTAAATCTACAAAGTCTATGAAAGATCAATTATATATTGACAATAAGGTTGTAGATATTGATGATAATACCAATATCACATTAAATTACAATAGTAATATGTTTACTGATGTGAGTAAGATTGTTAGTAATAATACTTACTCTATCAAATTACCTTTGACTGTAAGAAATTGTTTGGTCATAGATAATGCTCATATACCTTCATATATGACTAGGTATCCTCGAATCAATCATAAAGGAAGATATCTTCGTAACGGAGTTGAGATTGTATCTGACGCTAATGTCACATTAATGGAAATAACTGATACTATTGATATTGCAATGGCATGGGGAAATGTGTCTGCATTTGCTGATATTGTAAATGATGGGAAAAAGTTGCAGGACTTATCTTATGGTGATATAGAAGGTGAGGATTACTCTATCTGGGAAAAGAAAAGGGATTCAAATCGTTTTCCAAGGATTGATTATGGTTTCAATGTTGGGGAAGAGAATACATGGTATCATCCGGTGGTTACTGTAAAGTGGGTACTTGATAAAATTTGTGATGATAGTGGAGTTACATTTCAATATCCTTCTGGAGTTACTGATGATTTGGAGAGTTTAATGATACCATTGCTTTCAAGAAATGATTCTCCTAGTAGAATGGAGAAAAATAAGGTCAATCTGATATTTGGAGAAGCAAAGGTTGTGTCACAGAGTAATGGACCAGCTGTGGAATATCGAATGAAGATGGGATTCAAACCTGTTACTTCTAATCTTTATATGGAGTGGCTGTATGATTCATTTAATTCAGGTTCTTTGATTTCAGGAATAAGACCACTGACAAAAACTTTAACTATTCATATAAAGTGGAAGGTATCGTTGAGGTTTGAGACAACTAATGTGGGTGAACCTGAATTTAATTTCGGATTATATAATCCGGAAAGAAAGGAAATGATAGCTGGATTTGATTATACCACTGCTATTAATGAAGGGACATCTGATCCGCTAAAAGGGAGGTGGCTTGTTACTTATGATATTGACAGAGAATTTGATGTGAGTGTAGATGAGATTTTGCAAATGGATATATCTACAGATTGGTATTCAGGTTTTGTGTCTGTTTCTGTTGTAGAGTGTGACACAATGGCTTTATCTCCTTTTCTTGAGAATATAGCTTTATATAAAGGTGATGGAAATAACTTTTACTCACATTATTACTTTGTTCCTAATTTGCCTGATATAAAACAAATAGACTTTATTAAGGCAATCTCTGCCTTATGTGGTTGTTTCGCTATGCCTATGTCTGGGGGAATTAAGTTTGTAAGGATAGATGATATTATAGCAAATAAACCTAAAGCCTTAAATTGGACTAAACGTGTTGTCGCATCATATAAGAATAATCGTCCAAAGACTCTTTCCTTTAGTGTTGATGGTTTTGCTCAGAAGAATATATACAAGTGGAAAGATGATGATGATGGTATTTATGATGGCGTAGTGTATGTAGATGATGCTACCTTAGATGAAGAATCAAATGTAATCACCTTGCCTTTTGCTGCTTCTGAAGTTTCTTATAATAAAGGCTATTCTGGTTGTGCTTATATACCATTATACTCGTACGGACAAAATGGAGAATTAGAATACAATGATAATGTTACTCCAAGACTTTTAGTGAGAAAGGTAAACAGTTTATCCAGTTCTGATGGGGTATTTGCTGGACTTGATTGGAATAGTATTATTCAGGATAAATATAAGATGTATCAGGATGTGGTTAGAGAGCCTAAAGTTATTACAGAATTAATAGAGATAAGAGAGTATGAACTTCGTGATTTAGATATGTCTATTCCTGTTTATCTAGCACAATACGGAAAGTATTATGCTATTATATCCATTAAAGCTGAAAAAACAGGTATATGCGAATGTAAACTATTTCAACTTTAAATTACTATGGCAGACAAACAAGAAAAGATCCTTGATATCAAGGTAAATTATAGTGAGGCGATTAAAGCTGTCGCTGAATACCAGACAAAGATTGATGCTGCTCGTGAGGCTGAATCCAAATTGAAAAAACAATTGAAGGATGGTGAAATATCACGTCAGCAGTATAATGAAGAAATGGCTGCATCAAAAGCCTATATTGCAGATTGTAATGATTCGATACGAATTATTACGAAGACGATGCAGAACCAGATCAAGCAGGAAAAAGAGCAGGAGGGCAGTCTTAGATCGCTTCGCGCACAGTTATCCAATTTGACGGCTGAATATGATGCTCTGTCAGAAGCTGAAAGAAATGCAGCAAAGGGTATCAAATTGCGAGATAAAATAAATGAGGTTACGAAAACATTGAAAGATGCAGAAGAAGAAACACAACGTTATTACCGGAATGTAGGTAACTATAAGGAAGCTATTATGGAGGCGGCAAATGCTAATGTGCCTTTTATTCAGCAGATAAACGTAATGGTTACTTCTTTAGGTGGAGTGAGAAACTATTTGTCAGGAGTTAATCAGAGAATGATAATTGTGGCAAAAACAACAACAGGGTTGACGAGAGTAGTAAAATTGCTTGGAACCACTATGTTAGGACTAGGTATTGGGCTTTTACTTGTAGCATTAGCTTCTCTCGTTTCATGGTTTACGAAAACACAGAAAGGGGTGGAAGCGGCTAACAAGATAATGGCTGCTTTGGGAGCTACAATCAATGTGATAATAGACCGTGCATCAAAGTTAGGTAGTGCGTTGGTGAATCTGTTTACTGGGAATTTCAAGAAGGCAGGAGAAGATGCAAAGGCTATATTCTCAGGAATAGGGAAAGAAATTGCTGATGAAACAAAGCAAGCTTGGGAGTTGGCAGAAGTATTAAACGAGATAGATAAGAAAGAAGTGATGCTTTCAATGTCGCGTGCGGCTAATCGTGCCGAAATTGAGAAGTTGAAGAAGGCTGCGGATGATCAGACACTCTCTACTCAGGAACGTATAAAAGCCGCAGAGAAAGCTGCCGAAATAGAGAAGAAAGATTTGGAGATTCAGACAGAACTTGCAGAAGCCAGACTTGCTAATACATTAGGTTATACTGAAATGAACAGAGAGGTGCGAAAGTTGATGGAACAGATTAAATCTGGTGATATTACAGCCGATGAAGTTATCGGTAAGTTAGGGTTGTCTGAAAGTACGATAGAGGATTTGAAAACTTTCAGGGATCAATTTAATGAATTGCAGGAATTAATGGAGGACAGCTATGGTCGTCAGACTGAGCAGCAAAATACCCTGAATTCAATACGTCAGGAAGGTGCTGATAAGGCGAAGGAAGCGAAGCAGAAAGAGCTGGAGGCAGTAAGAGCAGCTGAGGATGCGATGTTGGCTCTAGTGAAGGATAAGCGTGAACAGGCACGTAAGGAAATAGAACTTACTTATACTCGTAAGATAGAAGACCTTCGGATTTCTCTGAGAGAGGAAGAGAATCTGACAGTAAAAGCACGTAAGGCTATCAATGAACAGATTAAATCGTTGGAGCAGCAAAAAAACATAGAACTCCAAAAGCTATCTGATGAAGAATTGCAGAAGGAGATAGACAAACGTACCAAGCTTATTTCCTTGCAGCTTGAATCCGTAAAAGAAGGGAGTGAGCAGGAGTATCAGTTAAGAATGCAGCAGCTTGCCTCTCAACGTGATGCAGAGTTGGCTGACAAAGAACTTACTGAACAGATGAAGCAGGCCATAACTGCAAAGTATAACAAGCAGATGGATGACCTTGCGATGCAACATGAGAAGGATGTTTCAGAGAAGCAGCAGGAGGCCATCAGGTTGAGGATGGAGAATGAAATAATGCAAATGCAGCAATCTGGAGCAAGTGAGTTGGAAATACTTCAGGAACAAGCTTCGCAGAAGTTGGAATTACTGAATAACATACAACAGCAGGAAGGAGAAAGTGAGCAGGAATTTCTTAACCGTAAGCTTCAGGCTCATCAGGAATATACTGATGCGAAGAAAGAGCTTGCAGATAAAGAGGTAGAAATTGAGCAGACGAAGTTAGAGGCTATCGAATCAGTTACGGGGGGCTTGGCTTCTGCTTTCGAAGCATTAGGAGAGAATAACAAAGCCTTTGCTATTTTATCTAAAACATTAGCCTTGGCGGAAATCGCAATAAATACCGGAAAGGCTTTGGCTGCAGGTATAGCACAGTCACAGTCTGTTCCTTTCCCCGCTAATATAGCTGCTATAGCTACAACAGTAGGAACTATATTAGCTAATATTGCAACAGCAATAAATACCGTAAAAAGTGCTAAATTTGCAACAGGTGGTTTAGTTACCGGACCAGGTACAGGAACCAGCGACAGTGTACCTGCCCAGTTGAGTAATGGGGAGTCGGTGATGACGGCCAGAGCCACCTCAATGTTCGCACCAATACTTTCTTCCTTCAATCAGATGGGAGGAGGTGTTCCTATCAATGTAGCGCAATCATCTAACCAATCTATCGGTGAGGATATGCTTGCTAGAGCAGTTGCAAAAGGTATGCTTATGGCTCCGGCTCCACAAGTTTCGGTAGAGGAATTTACATCGGTTGCTAATAAAGTTAAATTTTTAGAGAGTAATGGTAATTTATGAACGCGTACGAATTTCTAAAAACACATAAGGGAGTGATGGAGCAGTTGCAGACACTCCCAGTACAACCGTCAGACGTGCGATATCTTGAACTCTATAATGACTATCAACGTTTGACCAGCGAAGGACATAAAAAAACCTATATATTGCAGTATCTCTCGGATGAATACAACGTCGATGAGAGGACAATATATAGAATTGTGAAGAAGTTTTCCACGGAAGTGGACATGTGATGAATTGAGGTGGGCAGCGGCTCACCTTTTTTTATGAAAATCGACTGACAAGGCGTGTCAGTGCTATTCCTTTCAAAAATTCTTATAGCCATATCGTGTTCACTACCTTTGTTTCAAACGATTACGAGATATGGCGAAATTATTTATCAACAAAGACATTGTAGCAGATGCCGATAAGATGGAAAACTGGTATCTGACCGGAGTTGATGGAGTATCATTCAGTGACGTGCAGGACTTTATTTCTTGGATTCCTGTTGATGATCCACGTATAGATATCGAATTACATTCATGCGGGGGAGATGTAGCAGAGGGCTATGCCATATATGATGCGTTACGGGCTACCGGAAAAGAAATCTCTGCCACTGTAGTTGGCAGATGTGCATCAATGGCAACTGTTATTCTTCTGGCTGCACCCATTGAGCGAAGAAAGATGTACCCTCATGCCAAGATTCTCATTCATTCTCCTTATTGTCCCGGAATTGAAGGTTCTGTAGATATTCAGGCTTTAGAATCTTTGAAGTCAGGATTAGAAGCAGAACGTGAAAAGATGCTTTCTCTTTATGTCGAACGTTGTGGAGTCGACAGGAGCCTTCTCGAAGAACAGATGGCTAAAGAAACATGGTTCGGTGGTGAGGTGGCAAAGCAATTGGGATTTGTCAGTGAAGTTATTATGCCGAAGTCGGCTAAAGTATCAACCAAAACAATAATTATGAACAAAGAAAAAGAAATGACTGTGAAGAAGTCCTTGTTTGAGCGCATTCTTGCTAAGGCAGGATATGCGAAAATCGAGGACGTGCCGGCTGTTGCTCTGGAGCTGACAACGGCAGGTGGTGACACGTTAACAGTAGAACGTGAAGAAGGTGATCCGCAGGTTGGAGACCCTGCAAGCCCTGATGGAGAACATGTAATGCCGGATGGTAAGACAATTGTGGTAACAGATGGAGTTATTACTGAAATTCGGGAGCCTGAAGAAGGTAATAATGATACAGCTGCTTTAGAAGCCCGTATTGCTGAATTGGAACAGCAAGTTTCGGACTTGACAGCCAATGCTAAGACAGAAGACGATATTAAAATCCTTGATGCAGTGGCTAAGGCTGGTGGTATTGAAAAACTCACCAAAGCTGCTGCAAGCAAATATATTCCGTCTGGGCGTGCTCCACAGGTGAAAGGAAAGCCTGAAGTAAAACATGAAAGCAAGATTGATAAGAAACTTGCGGCTATTCGAGAAAAAAATAAACAAAGATTTAATAAGTAGAATATGGCAAATACAAGAATTTCATGGGGGGCTTTGTCTAGCTTAACACCCGACAATGGAGCAATACAGAGCTTAAAAGACTTGCTTATTGCAACAAACTTCCTTGATGAGGAACTAGAGCGTTTCTTTACCCTTCGTCAGAATGTACACAATGGTGATAAGCTGGGTTGGGTAGGTGATATGGATGATATTGGTTGGAAAGGTTCCGGGTGTAATCCTACCTACAAAAAAGCTAATATCAACTTCGCAGAGAAGGAATGGAAAATTGGTGATTGGCAAATCCCATTACAGTGGTGTTATACAGACTTGCAGAATACAATTGCGGAATACTGCCTGAAAACAGGTACGGATATTGGTGACTTGTCCTCTACAGAATATATGGATGATATAGTTTATCCTGCAATGGACCTGGCTATTAAGCACATGTTGTGGAGATTTATTTGGTTTGGCGATACAGAGGCGCAAAATGCAACCTCTGCAGGTCAGATTACAGACGGAGTAGATGTTGAACTGTTTAAGACAGCAGACGGGTTCTGGAAGCAATTATTTGCTATCGGTACAGCCAACGAAGCTCAGAAAACTGCAATTGAAGCTAATAGTCAAGAATCAACAGCCCTGCAGTTCAGCAAGCTGAAAGAAGCTGGAGTTGCTATCAGTATCTTTGACGGTATTCTTGAAAATGCTGATTCACGTATTGCATCAATGGATGGAGCTGGTATCTTCTGTACCAAGTCACTTTGTGATGCTCTTGCAAAAGATCTGAAACGTGAATATAAGGAAATCCTTACATGGGAACAGATATTCAAAGGACTTGATGTCACAGAGTATAACGGTACGTTGGTTTATCGTGTATCAATTTGGGACAGGTTTATTCAGAAATACCAGAATAATGGTACAAAACTGAATCTTCCTCACCGTGCTGTATTTGGTTCACCGAAGCAGTTATTTGTCGGTACTCCAGCGAATCAGATTATGTCAGATCTTGATATCTGGTTTGAACGTAAAGAGCGTGTAAACTATCTGTATTCTACTGGTAAGCTTGGCTGTCTGATTGGAGAAGATAATTTGTTCCAAATAGCTTATTAGAAAGGAGGTATTATGGCAGGGGTATGTGATTATGCAATCAAACGGGATATCGAGTTAAATTGCGATGATCCCATCGTTCCTGGGGTTGAGCAGGAAGGTGTAATTATGAACCGTAAAGATGTAGATTTTGCTACAGTCGCTTTCAATGCCACACGTAAGAATATTATTGAAACATTTACGATGAAGGAAGGTAAGAAAGCGTACAAAGTAGTGGTTCTTGGAAGTACTCCGTTTACTGGAACAAATACTGCACTTGCTACAGGAACTTACCGGAACACGTTTACTAATACGGTAAATATGGTAATCTTGGCTAATGATCCGGATGTATGTGCGGACATTATTGACGGATTGGCTAACGGTGAATATATAGTAATTCTTGAGAATAAGGCAAAGAATTTGCTGAAGGAAGAGAATCCTGGTGATTCTGCTTTTCAAGTTTACGGTTATTATCAAGGCTTGAAAGCTGCTGAAATCAGTAATGATAAGTATTCGGAAGAGACAGAAGGAGGTTGGTCGGTTTCTTTGCAGGAAACTAAGGTTCCGAAATCTGCTTTGTTCTATTACAAGACGGACTATGAAACAACAAAGACGGCCGTAGAAACTTTGACAACAGAACCGGTATAAATATGAAAGAGGTTATTGAAGTGGTTAACAGGTTGAATGAGTTGGGAAGCAATGCTTCCCTCTCTTCTTTAGACAAAACAGAAATTGAAAATCTGTATACGCTTGTACTTAATAAGAAGTTTGTCCGTACATCATGCAGTAACTGTTATCATGATGCGGTGATTGAAATGATTGTTTACCTTAAAAAGAATAAGAAGATGAAAGAAAAATCTGAGTATGGCTTGAAGAATGGAGCTCTATTGCAGATGGAGTTTGGAAGTAGCGAGTTTTATACAAACGAAAATCTTACAGATGAAATAGCTGAAAAATATTTATCTAAGTATCCAGGAAACATCGGATTATTTGCCAAAAAGCCTGATGATTGGGAAGACCGTATTGCTAATCGTGGTAAGGCTTATGATTCGCAGCTATTGGAAAGTGTTAGGTTAGCATTGGTAGATGGCGTTTCTGTCGATTCTATTTTGGAAGAATTTGCGTCTTATAAGATAAATGGTCGGAAAGTGACAAAGAAATTGCTGAATGAATACATCAAAGAAGCTTCTTCTATTATTGAAACTGAGGAGAAAGATATGACATCGGACAATAATACAGATGAAACTGGAGAAAAAGTTAAAGTAGAAGAATGAACTTAAACTCACGGAATTTATGAGAGTACATGACTTAAAGAAGAAAAGCGATAATCGTTTTAGAACGAATTACCAGCAAGCACTTGGAATACAGACTTACGGGGAGGATAATCTTTATCCTCAGACATTCCGAAATATTGTAGCGGCAAGTTCCACTGCTTCCGAATGTGCTGATCGGTTCGCTGATTTCATTGAGGGGAACGGATTCCGTGAGATTTCATTTTCAGAATATGTAGTGAATCGGAAAGGGGATACTGTCGATGATATACATGCTCTGGCTTGCCGTGATATGGCTGATTTTAATGGAATAGCTTTGCATGTGAATTACAATATCTATGGGGAGATTGTGGAACTACAGCATATTCCATTTGAAAATTGCAGAATGATTGAGCCTGACGATAACGGTTATGTCGCCAAGATAGCAGTTCATCCAGATTGGACTGGTAAGAAAACGCGTAAAGGTAAGGCTATTCAGGTGAAGAAGGAAAATATAGATTACATTGATGTATTTAATCCTTCTAAACTAGTAGTTCTAGCTCAAATAGAAGCTGCTGGTGGAATTGAATATTACAAAGGACAAGTCTTTTGGGTGTCAATGGCTGGGAAAGATACCTATCCACTTGGGAAAGGCGATCGTGTAGTAACTGAAATGAGTACTGATGAAGGTTTAGCAAACGTAAAATACAGAAATGTCCGTAACAACTTCTTTCCTGGTTCTATCATATTCACTAAGAAGGGCTCTAATGTGACATTTGATGAAGACGGAAATGAAGTGAATTCACCTGATGACGATGATAGCTTTACCGATACACTTATACAACTTCAAGGAGATACTAATTGTGGAAAAATCATGGAAGTTACACTTGAAAATGATGAGGAGAAGCCTGAAGTTGTTTCCTTGAACTCTCAGAATTATGATAAAGAATTCACTGTGACAGATTCCAGCGTAGTGGAGCGTATTTATTCTGCATATGGTCAGGAGCCATGGTATTGTATTCGTGTCGGGAAAGTAGGTTTTTCTGGTGATATATTGGAAGATGCCTTCGAATACTATAATTCTATTGTTAGCAAGCAGCAACGCTTGATTGAGCGCACATTTGACCGCATATTCCGCTATTGGTATGAAGTAGCTAATCCTAGTAATGACTTTTCTGTTCAACCCTTAAAGTATATAAGAAATGCAGAAGTATCTGATAACAACGCTTGAAGTTTCATCCTTATCACGTAGTATGTCTGTGCATGTGGACGAGGACAAGATAGAAACGTATATCCGCGAATCTGAGAGCATAGACATAAAGTCTGCTCTCGGTGATGCTTTATATCTTGATGTGAAAGATAATCCGAATAAATATAAATTATTACTTGAGGGAGGAATATATGAAGGTAAGGACGGAAAGCAATTGCTGACAGGTCTGAAGACAGCATTGGCTTATTATACTTACGCACGAATCGTAAAGAATGGTGATGGAAATGTTACCAGGTATGGTTTTGTTCAGAAGGAGAGTGAATATAGTTCACATATTGAGTTCAAGGAGAAAGTAATGGCTTATGATGATGCGTTCTCCATTGCCGACCGTTACCTGAAGGAATGTGTTATGTTCCTGAATGAAAAGAAAGAGGAATATCCTCTTTATAAGGGAGAAGGTAAGATTAAAGCTAATAGAACTGTGTACAGAGTGATAGGTGAGTGATGGCTGATAGTGTAGACATATTGAAAAAGTTAGCCCAACAGGTTCGTAATGCTACTCAGGAAGGAGAAAATACAGCAGAACGTGTTGGTCGTGTTTTGGTTGGAATAATAGAAAATCTGAGTCAGTATGATATTGAAAAACTGTCAGAATATTTTCTTCGTAAAGATCAATCGGACGGTACTAACTTCTTATTGAAATTCGGTGAGTTCATTGATTCAATGATTGCCGGCAAGGGTGCTGGTATATATCCTGATGGGCGTGGACAGTTTGAGAAGCTAGAGGTACGCAGCTCTATGGTTGTGAAGGAGCTTATCTACAATCGTTGGTTTGCGCAGGAAGGAAACGTTACTTATTCTGAGGCTGGTACTATCGAACGGATTGAACTTCTTGAAGACGGCACGTATGATCTGTATCTTCGTCGTCGCTGGGATAATGATATCACAGCATTCAAAGAGCAGGACGTAGACTACGGATCAGTTAATAACTTGAACTCAACTGGAGAATATTATGATAGCTGGTTCCGTGTCCTTAGTGTCATGCAGGCAGAGAATAAGATTAATGTGGTTCTTTATCCGGATGAAGAGGTTCCTGGAGGAAAAAACTATCCTCCTGCTTCCGGCATGGTAATTACCCGTCGAGGAAATGCAGTGGATGAAGAACGGCAGGGATTCTGGTATATATCCAGTTATGAAGGCTGTATCTGCATGCTTGACGGTGTCACGAAACCTATACTCGAGGAATCTAACTACAGCATCATTATCGGAAAACTGAAGAGGTTGGAACTGTTCGATAACCTCCCTATCAATTACCAGCATAGCTATGTATATTGCCGTGGTATAGCCATTCAGGACTTGATGCGAATTAACTATCAGGGTGTGGTTGTCGTGCAGCTAAACGACCGTGGTTTCTGGTCGTTAGAGGTAGCTCAAAGTGATAATCCTTATACGTCCGGTAAGGAAATGGTCGATACGGTATGGCATTATGGATGTCGCTGGAAATGCCTTGTCACCGGTACGACGGACGAACCTCGCTATGCCAGCACGGGCTGGGCGATGATTGAAGGCAACCCGGCATTTTCTATTGACATTGAAAGCGAAAACGGTTGGGCTTTCGATGCAACTCAGCTTCAGGAGGGTGTAGTATTTACGACTTTAAGTGTAACTGGAGAATTATACAACCGTGATGTGACAGACAGTATCCTTGATACGGATGTAAGCTGGACACGAGATACGGGCAACGTGAGTGAGGATAACGCCTGGGCGATCAAGAGAGCTGATTCGGGAAAGACTCTTACACTAACACCGGACGATTTGGGAGCTGAATTTGGAAGGACTAAAATGGTATGTTCATTCAAGGCTACGGCTTTACTTCGTGACGGTCAGCAGACAGAAATAGCAGAACAAACAATAACATTCTAAATCATTATAGTATGGTAGAAAGAATATGTAAAAATATAATAAGAAAGGATACTAAAGGTAATGTTGTAAGGAGCTTTTTAGACAGTTCATATCTTGTCATTTTCGAATCTAATGGAAAGGAATATGTTAGAGGTATATCAGGTGAAACTCCTTTGAGTGATTCTGATATTGCCGAAAAAATTGAAAAAGTATATGGATTCTCAGAATGTAATCTGATACAAATTATCGTGCTGTAATATGGGAATAAAAAGTAAGACAAAGAGATTGGATGTGAACTACACACCTCTCCAGATTAGCGGAAGTATAGAGGTTGTTGGTAGTGTTCCAGACCGGCAGATATACAGCAGCGATGTAAAAGAATATACTCCTGACTATACACTGACGCCTCTTGTACTGTTTCCGCGATGCAATGCAACCGATCCGGATTCTTATCTGAAGAGTGGTTCGGTGAACGCATCTCTTACTAACATGAAATGGTATCAGATTATCGGTACCCAGAGAACATTGATAAATTCGGATAATACTGATTACGAGATAACGACAGAAGGAGATAATAAAGGACAGATTAAGGTAAAAAGAAATTCCTCTGTTTCTTCACCTCTTGCCTTTGAATTTTACGCTGAGTATGTCGATACCCGTACCAGTCAGATATATATGTTCCGCTTGAGTACGGTAATTCCGGTTTCAGACGCTACGCTTCCAACGCCAGTCCTGAAACTCGATAGCCCTGCTACGGTTGTATGGAATCCGTTACGCAATCCGTTGACGCGTAAGATTACAGCATCTGTATTTTACGGAAATGCTGATATCGCATCAGACAAGCAGAAGTGTAAATTCTTCTGGTATCGTATGAATGAAGGCAGTCTGGAAGAAATTACGGATGGCAACGGTGACAATGACTGGGAAGTTGAAGCAATAGACCATAATACTTTAACGATTAATCAGGATTATATTGGGGAAGATCAGACTTATGTCTGCAAGCTGGGATATTCGGCAGATGGCAGTTTACCTTCTGCTCCTCCTGACGATGCTCCCACGGCAACAACCACCATCCGGCGCCGCATACCGGAAGTGGAAGTCGACTGGAAAGGAGCACCAACACAAGTTGCCGGAGGAACGGAGAAATTGAAATTGGAAGCGTTTGTGATGGACGGAATGGGTGTCGTATCTGATCCGGAAGAATGGTTCCGGTTTGTATGGAAAGTAAAATCTCCCTATTCACAGAGTTACAGCAAGCAGGCTGAAGGTATAAAACCTACGATTACGTTCATTCCAGGAATGATGCTTGAATTAGAAGTGCAGGATAGGGGTCCGCAGGCTATACTTGTAGATGATACGGACGATTCTGTATTGCAGGACGCTGACGGCAATGTACTTTTTGACAGAATTAATAACTAATACATACAACTATGGCATACTATGTGAAAGTGACAAAACAGGTAGCAGATAAGATGGGACTAACATCTATCCGTAACATGACGGCAGACGGAAATGTGCTGTTGTGGCAGTCTGATTTAAATTGCATAGAAGGTGATACGATATTTGACAGAGCAGCACGTGTGGGCGGTGTGGCATTGACTCCTCAGTCGGCCCGCTTGGAAACAGACGGCATAGATAATCCGGCAGAAGTAACGACTCCGGATGAATACAGAGATGACGAACCTACTATCTTGCCGGAGTTCCCGGTAGATACTCCAACTATTCTTCCGGAGATAGAAGATGAAACAGTAATTGATAAGAAAGGAGGAAATAATGAGTGAGGCTAGTTCAGTACGGCAGGTCGTGTTCCTGCGCAAGGGTAGTGTATACATGCCTTTCCTGCAATCTAACATGGGTGACCTGTATCAGGAATATCAGGGTACAGCAGGTAGTCCGACTAATATATCTCCGGATTTTTCAACATTAACGCCTATGCTAAGTTATATTATTACAAGTTCATTGGTCGCTGCCGGGTTGGTTGTTCCCAACTCTGTGAAATGGTACTTCAATGACACAGAATTGACATTCGGTAGCGACAAGGTTTCAACGAATAGTTTTAACGGCGAAACAGGTCACTTCCAGAGTGTTCCTTATCAGGCTGGAGTACAGAATTACTTTGCCCTGAAAATCAGGAAAAACCTTGTAAAAGCATCCGGAGGTGCGGCATGTAATATAAAAGCTGAAGCCACGATTGCTGTAGGTAATACCTCCGACAATGTGCAGGCTGTGTATAACATACCGATAACGGTCGGAGTAGGGAACAGCAAGCGTGTTACCATCATGGCAGGTGACAACAAGTTCTTTACTCTCACTGATAAGGGAGATTCGTGTGTCCTTAAGGCAGTAGCGTGGATTGGGAGCGACCAGTTAAACGCAGGCCAGACTTATAAATGGTACACATTACAGTCTGGATCATGGGTTCTATTGGACGGACAGACACAGCAAACTCTAACCGTTACAAATGATATGGTTGATACTACCGGACAGTTCAAGGTAGAAGTATTCCAAAATGGCTATCTTATCGGCATGGATGTTCAGACGGTCATAGATGCCAGTGATCCGTTCGATATCCTACCGAATCCCAATCCTGAAAATGAAACTATCGAGCAGGGTTCCGGTGGCTCTGTTACCTATACACCGATTTTGGTGAAGCGTGGCAGCACAACTAAATTCAAGGACATGAAGTTCTTCTTCGTGTTCACGGATTCAGCAGGTAATATTCTTAATCCTGACACGGCTAAGGTTGCATCTTATACAGGTACGGTAACAGAGGCTATGTGTGAGCAGGCTTCAGGCAATGTTGCAGTAGTAATAACAACAGAAGAATAATATTATGATTGCAGAAAAAAGAACAGAGGTTAATTATCGTGTTAAGCCAGTGACCAGGCTTCCTTATCCGGCTGGTATATATCCTTCTACCATGAGATATACGTGTTCGGCTAATGTGGCTCCTTATGTCGTATTCCAGCCGAACACATCGCAGGATGCAGTTCGCTATGTGATGAACAAGGTCGGAACATGGCTGGGTACTGAGCAGGGCATGACACCGGCAGAAGATTATGCCAAGAACGGGGAAAATGCTACGTGGCTTCCTTTTGAGCATTTCAATGCGATTGAGATTGAACTTGCCCTGATCCAATTCGCTAAAATCGGGCAGGCCATATTCTATGACCAGTATACGATATCGGAATATGGGAAAGATACCAATAACGATGATGTAACCAATTATAAGGATTTCAATGCGGCCGACCCGATGAATCCGGAAAATGCTTTTCGCCCGAATATTTGTTTGAATTGGAAAACAGGGGAAGCTTTTTTCTGGAGGTCAAATATGTTTGCTTCTCGTTCTGTTGGAGTAGGTTCTGTGGAGTTAGGAACAAGTCAGATAGCAATTCCACTTACGTCTAATTTCGTAGCACTTACAGGAGAATGGAGTGGTAGTCCTCAATGGGGGCGTGTGATAGCATATGTACCCGAAGACAGGGATTCGTGTTTGCCTAACTGGGACTATATGGAATTTACAATACAGAACGCTTCCAACGGACCTGCTATCCTCAATCTAGGAAACATGGGCGAGATATGGGTAGGCAGTGAGAAGTATGTTATCAATACTATCACGATTGGTAAGCTCCGTCATGTTAATCTTATGTTCAAGGTTCGTAGGTATTCGTGTGGGATAATAGAAAGTATACGTTGTCAGTCTGGTACATTCTACGTGAAAAATGTTCATGACTTTGACATATCAAGCTTTTACGACCAAACCACCCTTACGACTAAAGCCAATTTAAATTCAAAATCAATTTCGTTTAACGCTTAATCAAATTATTATGATACAGAAAAAATCTTTAAAAGACGCGATACAAAATCCTGAGATAATATCAGTCGTGGGAGGACTATTACCAATTGCTACACGATCTCAAAATGGATTTCTACCGAA